GCATGTTCAAACTTTGATTCAATAACCTCTTTGATTATTGTCTTTTCAGTTGCATACTGTCTTGGGAGGTAGTATACTTCTACCCCATACATCTTGAGCTGTTCGTTTACTAGACTCTGAACTAGATTCTGCTCATTCTTAGAGCCGTTGAGAAAATATGGATTAAGCATAACATCTTACCCGATAAGATCAAGAGGTGGAATCTCATATGTACTCAACATCTTCTCTTCAATCTTATCAAGTTCAGCCTGTGCATCATCATAGATCTGTCTTCCATTAAACTCGATACCACCAGGTAATTTCACACCCTGGAACTTAATTAAGTTCTGACCCCACTGTTTCTTGATCAATGCTGTCAGGTATCTCTTTAGGAAAGGATCGTTGAAAACACTAGTAGCATCGTTAGGGTTAAGAACCTTCCAACAATCAATGATCAAATAGTCACCAACAATCAAGTCATCATACTTGACATCAAGATACATCCTATTTTGTCTTTGATTGAATCTAATTGCCTTGTGTGTATTGAGAAGGAAGTTCAGTGTCTCTAGATACGACTGAGCCGTCGCATATGACAAGATATCAGTAGTACCCCAGTAATAGATGTCATTCAGAAACATCTGATACTTGAGACTAAACATGTTACTGGACTTTACACCCATCAATTGATCAAATTGATATACCTTATTAATACCAATTACATCATTAGGGATCTGGAGATAATTACTGTTTTCGTAATAAGTGAAGGTTGTACTCGTACCTTCAATATCAGTGGTAGCTGACGTAGAAGCCATACCAGCTGACCCCCTACCACTTGGAGCTCCAGGAGGAACAGCTTTGGCTCTGTCTTTATCTTCTTGGGTGATTTCGTACTTCAGAAATGTCTGAATAACCCCGTCAAAATGTCTCTGTTGGAACATTTGAATAGCGTCATCCAACAAATCTTGGACCTGCTCATCAGCGACATTGATTTCAACTACAGGGGCACCCAACTGTCTCAGACAGTAGTCAATCAATTCTTGTCTAGAGGAAGGCTGCGCCATTTATATAACTATAGCTTTTTACTATTTAGAGAGACGATGAAACTCCAGATATAACGGTAACATTACCCTCAGCCAATCTATAAACCGTACTTCCTGAACTCACTAGAACGTCCCAAACATATCTTCCAGGTTTTAGAACTCTAGTCTCTCCTTTTGGCATTGTGAGTTTAAATTCACCACCAAGCGCACTGGTGAAACCAACAGTAAAATTACCAGCAACACCTGTACTAGATCCGATAGATGCAGACTTAGCCATTTGAGATGAACCAGTATAACTGGTAAAATCAAAATTAGACTTATCTGGTCTCACAACTTTAAATGTAGAAGTAAAATCAGTTCTAGTACTGATGACCAAATTGACTCCATATGCTTCCGCACTGGAGTCAGGATTGAAAGTGATTGTATTATTGGCCATTTGTTAATTGTTGTAACATACGTTTGATATCACCAATATCATCAGATAGATTCTCTACCTTTGTCTCAACTCTATTCAACCTCTCCTTTTCGGAGAGGAGTTTATTTCTATTAGTCATGTATGTATTGTATTCATTGGTGTTATTGTTGATAATAGCACCAGTCTCACTATCACGGAAGAGACCAGAATTTCCTTTTACTGGGATAAGTGTCATGCTAAACCAATTGCTCTAAAGTTTTTAACGTATGGAGGATGTGCCTGGTTAGTTGTAGTACCAATCAGTTTGATTCTGAAGGAACTAAACGGTGTAAGGTCATCAATAGACCACTTGAGTTCTCTGTACAGGCTGTACGGTGCAAGTGGGTTGTGATCATCAGTCTTAGGAGTAGCAACGTCAGTGCTACCGTTACTATTGGCGAGGTTGAGAACTGAACCATTTGGTTGGAAATTATCAGTTCCTGGGAATGGGATAAAGACAGCGTCTTCCAGTTTCTCAGTTCCAAACGAATAGAAACATCTGAGGTCAGCTGCTTCTGCCAAATATGCGTCCAGGTAAACTTGAATGGAAGTACCAGGATTCTCAAGTTTGATGTTCTTTGTCACATAGAAGAACTTGTTAGGATCTTCATCAACTGTATTTACCCTGAAATCAGTTGCGTAATTTGAGACTGGTGCGTTAACTCTGTTTGATGTCAGAACTAAAGAAACCTGGTCAAGGTCAACACCTGGGGTAATTCTAGTATCATCAGTGGTCATATTCAGACCAACCGTGAGTGACTTATTACCTGGAAGATCATCCAAGAATGTCTCTTCGTTGACACGGGAACAAATCATTCTCTGAGAATCAAAGTAGTTATCTTGGTTCAGAGTAATTTGTTCAAATCCCTGATCAACAAACGAACCCTCTTCACCAGAAATACTAGTTGCGGAAGTGGTTCTCATTGTTGGGTCAATAGCCGTTCCTGTTGGTGTGATGGTATTGAAGTTAGGAATGACCTGTGAGAATGGAATGTTGTATGTTCCTCTCGCGTTGGGTCCACCACCGATGGTGTCTTTCTCGAAGAATCTCTGACCAATGGTACTAGTGGTTCTATTGGTTCCGTTCAGTGCCATGTTGATCTTGATCTTGTAGAAGTCTGCGTCATATGGATTGGACGCGGTGACTTCATTCATATTGTGAGTCTTGTTGATTCTTCTCAGTGAAACACCATTGAACTCATACTTAGAAACACGTTGATTTTCATTGTGATTAGCAACACCTGTATTATCGATACCCCTTGTGATACCAGTCAATACAGCACCTGATACACCAGTGTATTGGATAATTTCATCACCAATTCTGATATATCCTGGGTTAGTGACAGCAACTCCAACACCTTCAAAATTCATCAGATGAGCTGTAGTACCAACAGAGATGTTTGTGGTTGCCGTTCTTGGATAGGCGGCCGCCAGATTTGTTGCTGGTACAGTAGAAGCAACATCACGAATGACTACACGGTTTGTATTGGAATACATTCCATGGTTTCTCTGATTAATTGTCATATGAAGTCCATCATTGACAACATCGATAGGTCCATTAATAGAAACTCCAGTTGGGTTTCTAGAAACATCAAGTGTTGTTGTTACACCAACAGAGTTGGTGTATTGGAATACAGCTGATGCAGCTGTTGAGAACTCACCCTGAACATCAGTGATATTCAGTTCGTTGTTACCAAAGATGGTGGAGATAGAAACTCTGATTCCATCACCAAGACCACTTCCGATAGTTGTTGGTGTGAGAATGTCACCGACTTGATAACCTCGTCCACCAGCGTTGATTGTAGCTCCAACGGCGACTCCATTTTCAATGAAGATGTCAGCTGTAGCGTTGACACCATGACCAGTGACGGCTGTCATGGCCACATTGGTGAAGGTGAAAGGACCTGATGTAGGAGTATATCCAACACCAGCGTTGATAATAGGCATCGGTCCCTGAAGAGCCGAACCACCATAACCTACAAATCTACCAGTAGCTCCAGACTCAGTTTGAGTAATCAGTTGACCATCCAGAAGACCAGAATCAGCAACTGTAGTTCCGAGACCAACTCTGATGGTCTTGGACTCTGCTGTAATTCCATTTGGAGGAATAATTTCCAGATCCTGTGGAAGCTGTGGATTGAAGAACTGAACAGAACCAGAAGGAGCAAATTCAGCTCTAAACATCTCAAATGTAAGGTCTTCATACTGGGAGGGTGTCCAAGTAGAAGCGTTCTGTGACTTGAACAGTGAACCCAGAAGTCTCTGTGTAGAAACAAGAATCTGTCCAGCTTCTCTATCTAAAGTAGCAACGTCAGACTCACCAAGTCTAGAAATCCATACTCTGTATTCAGTGGAGTTGGATAGAAGAACAATAGCGTATTCTCTCTGACCATTCAGATAGACAGGAGACTCGAAGGTAAACTTCTGTGGAACACTAGCGTCATTTGATGTAGTGATATCGTCAGGTGCCAGTGAAACTTCAGAGAATGGGAGAATTCTCTGGTTAGGAACACCAAGTTCAACTTCACGAATCTGTAGTGTAACTGGAACATCAAACTCTAGTGGTTTTTCTTGGAAGAAAACATCAACAGAGGTCAAATAGACACCAGTAACATCATCAACGATGAAAGATTGGGCGAGAGGGTCAGTGAACTCACCAGTCAGTCTACCACCATCAGTACCACCAGTCTGGAATGTTGTACTTGAAGTAGCTGTATCACCAATAGTTCTAGTCTCAACGAAACTATCATCATGTGTGACTCTAGCGTTTCTCAGTGACAGTGTAACCTCTT